TTTGTAGATTACTTATTAAGTGGGGTTCTTTTGATCCATTTCTTCCAGTAGAGGCGGGTGCCAGACCTGAAATAAAACCTGTAATAAAAGTAATATCATCCGATCCGACAATACCATCTTCGTTTATATCATAAGCATTTAAATCAAGGCCGCTCTGAATGAAGCTCTCTATTTCTGACGAAAGATATCGTTGTCCAACTCCAGTAGTAAAGGTTATTCCAGAAACCAAATCGTTACCAGTCAACCCATTAAAGTATCTTTGAAGAAGCAATACATCAATTTCGCTAGAAACATTCCCGTCATTATCAATATCTAAGCTATGAATAGCTAGTTGGGGTTTATATTGCGAAAGTTCATACGAATCCGTAAGTATAACCCCAGTTGTTTTAATACTATCAGTTAATTGAAAATTATTAACAAAAGGCTGAGAAAAATTAAAGTCACCTAAATTTCCAGTAAGAGACTCTGTAATACTATTAACTGAAAAGCCCGAAACATCTAGCTCAAAAATTGTTTGACCTGACGCGCCAGTAGTAGTAATAGAGGTGACAGACCCCTTTTCGTTCAAACTTTTAAACGATTCATTATTGTTACTAAATGTAAAATTTGCCGAACTAGATGCAGGGTAATAAGTTGTGCCATGCTTGTAATTTATTTCAGCAGACTCAAAAGTAGGAAGACTAATATTAAATGTAGACTCTATCAAACCAGTAATTTCTCCGTTAACTGAGGAAGTTAAAAATGGAGTGTCCTGTGTTTTTACTTGTCTTGAAACTACCCCACTTTCGTTTGTCCCAGAACCACTAATTGTCAATGGATCTACTGGGCCAAATTGAGGATAAGTTGTATTACCAGTAAGTTTAAACAAAACACTTGATCCGCTATAAATGTCCCAATGTGGAGTTTCTCCAGATTTTTGAATAGAGAAATCTGTACCTGACCAATAGAAATTGTCATCTTTGATTCCTGATAAATTAAAAGTTTGATTTAAAAGCCCCGCAGATGCAGAAAATCCGATGAAAGTGATTGTTTCAGGGATGTTATACACGAATTGGTTTTCTAAGTTTTTAGCTTGAAACGAGATTGAAGATTGATCGAACCCAGTAAGAGAAGAACCTCGAGAAAATTTATATCTTGAAAAAATATTATCGCGATCAATAGTGACTAGATCTGATATCGCTATCTTTTTTGGAGTCCTTGTCTCGGTATTTATAACTAGCGCGAAATCGCCAGTACTTACTGATGAGAATTGTTGTAAATCCGATATTTTTATTGTAGCCATATTTTAATCTCTTTCTTAGTGAACTTTACACTAATTACACTGAGGACTCAAAAAAAAGTGTAAATAATTGATATGCCGATAGCAACACCATTCAAAGCGCTAGGAGCGGGAAACGGATTTCCGTTTCCCATGTTTAACGTAGATGTATCAAGCGCTCATGATTACATGACCCTAGGAGGGACGAGAAAAGGGACCCCGCCTACCGTCGCAGAAAAGAAGCTCTCTCTTGCTAACGCTATGAAGATATTTTGGAATTTGTACAAAATAGAGGTGGTGGGTAGCGCGACTACATTTATTGAAGCAGATGATGGCAGGTTTAATGGACTAGCTGGAAATTGGAGCGTTACCGCCGACGACCTTGGAAACGGAACGCAACCAAAAGAAAGAATAAGCACGAGGTCACAAGACTCGCGGTTTGGAGGTGATAATTATAATTACGATTTAGGTAGAGCGGAATATAATAATAGTTCTTTTGGCGAGGTGAAGACTTCTGGCGGAACAAACGTTTTCATTGCAGCTATGTATAACGGAGCAACCACTAACCCTGATAATTTTATTGGATACGGACTTAAAGATTTTGTTAAAATGAGAGGGTACTATCATACTTTCAGTAATGGATATTTGAGTGGCCCAAACTATGAGAACATAGACCACTTTCAAAGAGCTAATGGATCCGTGAGCTATACTTCTTACGATTTCGGCTATCCAGAAGATCCAAATGGTATTATATACAATCTAGGATCTCAGCCACAAAATGCCGCTGTAATTAACGTACAAGCGGAATCTTCCCCGTTCCCCATACTTAGAGTTTCAAAAGCTAGACATTCAGTTACAGCACTGCCCAAATATACTGATGCTTATCTCCAGAATAGTAATAGCCCCAACTCATGGACTTGGGCTTGGGGTGGAGATCATTTCACCTACTACGCCTACGCACCTTGGAACCCTTCAACAAACGCGGGATTTGCCTCAGTTTTCGGGTCAACTGAATCCTATACTACCCCAGGCTTTACTCTTAACCTTTCTTCATTGGATGTTTCTTATTTTACTTACGATTCTTAAGTATTTTTGGAGTTTTTTATAAATTATGACTATCCTCCTGATACCGCACCAACAACTGCATCATTTACATTTTTTGATTACTAAGTTCTGTACCCTCTATAAGTCAACTGAGCTGTCGTAGTATTACCAGCGTTGGAGACTATAGATTCGCTGGCCAAGCATCCATTTTGCAATGAGAAGGTATTTAATATACCATTGTCGCCACTGATCTTTAACTCAATGTTTCTAGATCTATCCTTGGAACCACTTAAAAAAGAAAACGTTTCTTCTACTTCGTAATCTTCAACTTCTATAGATATACTAGCCTCTTGAACGATGGGGCCGACAATAGAAATATCTGCTGGCGTTTTCTGCCCCAATCCATACGTTGGCACAACATTAAAAGTTTCAGAAAAATTAAAGGATTGTACAGCGTTTGTTTGATTTTTATCAAAAGTAACAATTAGTCCTGATTGAGAAACATTTTCTACTGCGCTTTCATCTGATGCTAGCGATCTAATTGATGTGCCACCGCCACTCAAACTTCCGTATATAGATAAGTCAAAAGATATTTCTGGTAAACTTCCGACAGCCGTAGAAACTGCATATCCATTTATAACCGCTTGAGAGAAATCAAGAAGATTATCCCCATATTCGAATTGTCCAGAAATATCAGTGAGTCCCGTTAAAGTCGTTACAAAGTCGTTATTCAAAAGATACTTATCGATTGCGGCTGTGACTTGAGTCGGCCCTGTGGTTGTTTTGCCAGCAAAATCTTTACCAACCATAGAAACGGGCTGTTCTTCTACATTCTGTTCAAATGAGGTATTTGAAACCCCCTGCAATAGAGTTCCATTTATTATTACATGTTCTTCGTGAGATCCTTCTACTGCCATGAATTACTTTACACTTTTTCCTTTTTAATTTTTTTTTTCTTTTTTATTAATTATAAGTGTAACACTTTTCACGTTCCATTAGCTTAATCGCGTGGCGTGTTTCGCTAGCTCTTGTACAAAAATTTAAGCCCCGAAGTCCAGAATAAGGATTTCGGGGCTTCTTCGTTTATAAAACCAATTCCAATAGATAGCAAAAAAGTGTAATAAAATTTATGGCATATATATCATATAAGGACGTACCGTTGTATTTTGGAGGAGTAAATAGTAGCACATTACCAGATAGTGTAGACGGAAACAATTCGGGAGTGTTCTGTGAACAGGTTCAACTCAACTATACGCCAAATATAGCGCCAGTAAGGCTTTTGGGAAAAACCCCAACTAGAGATAATTTTAATCTTGCTGGGCCCCCTAATTCTTCTCTTTCTTTTTCTTGTTATGTAAGCACTGGAGAATTTAACCCAACCGACTTCACAGGTGACGTAGGTGATACTGGAGCGGCTTTTCGACTAGGTGACGCCACAAGCGGAATATCTGGTAGTGGAGCTTTTCTTACTTCTTTCTCTTATACGCTAGCACCCTATTCTCCAGTTTTAGTTCAATGTGATTTTGCTATTTACAATCCTCTGACTATATCTAGTGCTGGAGGTAAGATTGTGGAAGAAGAAGATTCTATTATCGAGGCTTTGAATTTTGCAGATTACGGGCATGGAGCTTATTCTACATTTGGTGGATCGCCTTTAAATGATATTTCAGTATTTGAAACAATCCAATATCAATTTAATGCAAATCGTTTACCAGTTTACGAAATTGGATCATATAACCCCACTGTTGTAGAGCTAGTGACGGCGGAGCAAAATATTTCAATTAGGGGAGATAACATACAGGCTCTAGTACCTTTGACTGGTTCAAATCCTGGAAATTTATCAATGACTGTAAAAAATTCCAAACTCGATGAGATTTTTTCAACCAATATCAATGGAAGAATAACTTCAGAAAATATTTCTATCGCTGGTGGCGACTTAGCGAGAGGTTCATTGACTATTACAGAATTGTTAAAATAAAAAAAGCTTAAATGCCTAATAAACTTGAATTCAACCAGTTGAACCCAAGAATAAGGTTCAAGGAACGTAAATTTAAATTCACTCAGAACCAGATTGATTTTTTAAAAAATACCCTAGAAGATAAAACTAAATTAATGTTTTTATCTGGGCCAGCTGGTACAGCCAAGACTTATATGGCCGTGTACTCGGCTTTACAGGTTATGATGAACTCTAACTTGGAAAAAGACATACTGTATGTTAGAAGCATAGCAGAAAGCTCGCAAAAAAGCCTTGGATCGCTCCCTGGATCAATTGATGAAAAGTTCGGGGTTTTTGCTGGACCTTTTTATGATAAGATGGACGAGATGCTTCATACTTCGGATATAAAGGCACTTCGCGATAAAAATCAATTCCAATGCATGCCAGTTAATTTTGTTAGAGGATCAAACTGGAATGACACAATTGTTATAATAGACGAAGCTCAAAATTTTACTTACAACGAATTAATGACTGTGCTTACGAGAATTGGCGAAGATTCAAAAATAATAATCTGCGGAGATATGACGCAAGCCGATATAAAACAAAGTGGATTTAATAAAATATTTAATACTTTCAACGACGAAGAATCAAAAGAAAATGGAATTATTTGCACGGAGTTTGGTTACGAAGACATTAAAAGAAGTGAAATCCTAAAGTTCATAGTTAAAAAACTAGAAGATAATATTTAAAAAAATATTTTTTGATTTAATATAAGTTATGAATAAATTTTGTTTTGAATGTGGCACTAAGCTCGAATATAAATTCAATCCTCCAAATTTTTGTCCTAGTTGTGGAGCAAATTTAAAAGGTGGTGAATCTAAAAAAGTTGAACCCGCGCGCGCGGAAGCGTCAGCCAAGATTTCAAAATCTTCTGAAGATTCTGAGGGCTACACTGACGCCAGCAATATACCAAATATATCAAAGCTAGAATACGAGCTTGAAGATTTTGGTGCTTCAATGCAACAAACTATAGGTTCTTTAGGCGGCAAGTCAAGCCCCAAGAGAAGAGAAATTTCTATCAAAAAAATTGATGACCTATAATGTATGATTTTGAAGATAAGATAAAAGAAATTAATGCGGCGGTAGAAAGAAAAAGAGCAAAATGGAATTTGGATGCGGTAGCTTATATAGATTACGATGACATAAAACAAATAATTATGACTCACATCTACAAAAAGTGGCATTTGTGGGATCAATCAAAACCTATAGAACCCTGGTTAAGTAGGGTAGTTTCTAACCAATTTAAAAACTTATTAAGAAACCATTATGGAAATTATGTAAGACCGTGTCTGCAATGCAAATTTAATAACGGTGGAGACGGCTGCTCGAAAACAGCGAATGGAATTCAAAACGAATCTTGCGAAGACTTTAAACAGTGGTCCATGAAGAAGAAAGCTGCTTACGACATAAAACTCGCTGTTACCATGGAGGGCCATATAAATGAAGTCAATGCTCAAAAGGATGGTTTTTTGAATTTAGAATCTGCGACAGAAAAATTGTCAGCAGAGATGGAACCTCATCTTAGTAAGAGGCATTTTCGTGCATTTAAAATGATGTTCATAGAGAACAGTACCGACGAACAAATTGCAAAGTATTTAGGATTCAAAACTAACGAAAAGAAAAGATCTGCTGGCTATAAGCAAATAAAAAATCTTAAAAAAATTTTTCAACAAAAAGCCAAGCAAATAATTATCGAAAAGGACATAATATGATTAATTTAACCGAAGATCAAAAGGATAGAATTTTAGAAATATTTCAAGAAGAAGCAAATATTCTAAACATTACTAAGATTGTTTTTGAGGATGATGCCCTTGATGGAAGATCTAAAGAAGGCAGAGCTGTTACTAAATTCCTAGCAGAAAATGGTTTGAAGGCTAAAACGACGAAAAGAGACAAAACGGAAGACGTAACTCTGACCGAAAGTCAAATAGAAAAAATTAAAGAATTAAAAAACGATAAGTTAAATACTTCAGAAATAGCAGATATTGTATTTAAGACTAAGATAACAAGACTGTCCAAGGAGTGGAGAGCTGTAAATGAAATAGTTAACGAAGAAAAAGAGCAAGAAAAAGATAGAGGAGAAGACTCTGCGGGTAACTACATTGCACCCCAAGCAGTTTCCAGAATTATTAAAAAAATTAATGACTCAACTGGTTTCGGGCTGGAAGAAAGTAGAATGTCTCGAAATCAAAAACATTGCTGTGATAAGCTAAGGGTCAACCTTAACAACTCAAGATTTGTTGCTATTGTAAATAACTATACGAGTCATAGAGACAAAGAGTTGTTTGAGCAAGAATTTATTAGATTGACTTGGGACAAGCCCGATCTTACTGCAGACGAATTAAATTTATACATGAATGTCGCCAAAGAAATAATTAATCTTGAGTTAATTACTGGCCACTTACAAAAACTGAATGACATGTTTGAGAGTGCCGACGACCAGGATGAAATGACAGTTCGCTTAGCGGAAATTATTAAGGCTAAAAGTTCAGAATATCATCAATGTGAGACTCGCATTGAAAACTTGACAAAAAAACTTCAGGGAGATCGTGGAGCAAGATTAGCGAATAAACAAAAAGAAACTGCGTCGTTTCTTGCTATCGTCCAGTTGTTCCAGGAAGAAGAAGAGAGAAAAAATATTGTTCGTATTGCTGAAATGCAAAAGGAAGTAATTAGAGAAGAAGCTAAAAAATTAGAGGGCATGGCGGCTTGGAAAGCTCGCGTTCTTGGTATCGGTATTGAAGATGTCTTATAAATGTAAAGAATGTGGAGTCGAGTTCGAGACAGAAAAAAGTCTTCATGCTCATCTTAAGGCACATAAGATGTATGTGGCTGACTATTATGTTAAACATTATCCACGATTTAATAAGTTAAATGGTAACCCTTTGCCTTTTAAGAAGAAGGATGAATACTTTACAAATGATTTTATTAATAGATCACAACTAGTAAAGTGGTGTGAGTCTGCGCCAGATCAAGAAGTTAAGGACTACATCCTTGACCTAGGTAAAAAAAGAATTGAAAGAAAGAAATACAAAAACGCACCCTTTTATTTAGAGCTTCTCAAGCGACAATTGCCAGACTTAGATATTTACAAAAAACACTTCGGCACATATACTAAAGCTTGTGAGGCCATGGGCGCAAAACCCATATTCCACAAGGGCATGCCTAAGGAATTTAATAGTAGTGTAGATGTCGAAGTTCTTATCGATACTAGAGAGCAACAGCCATTAGAATTTGAGAGATCTTCAATTTTAAAGTTAGATTTTGGTGATTATACTTTAGGTGGAAATGATTTTACTAATACATTTGTGGATAGAAAAAGCGCTGGTGATTTCTTATCAACTTTTGGCGGGCAAGTGGATAGATTTAGGAGAGAGATGGAAAGATGCGTCGAACTGGATAGCTACATGTATATCGTTGTAGAAAAATCTCTTAAAGCAATAGAAAAAGAAGCTGTGTTTACTAAAGGGAGAAGGGCCCCAAAACTAGGTTGGGTGTTTTCTAATTTAATTTCTGTACAACACGAATTCGCTGAGAATTGTCAATTTGTTTTCACAGATGGCAGGAAACATAGCGAAGAAATAATACCTAAACTACTTTTCTTGGGCAAAAAGTTATGGGACGTAGACGTGCAATATTTTTTAGATAAGGAGGAAAGATGAGTTGGGATGCGGGTAATCAGAAACCCCTAAAAAGGGAACCAGTTAACCAACAGATTATGGATCTAGAAGGATATCTGGAGGATACTAAAGCTAAAATTTGGTTATATAAATTTATGAAGGAAAATGTGACCTTCACCACAGAATTACTTACTGGTATTGAGCTATTTCCGTTTCAACATATGGCTGTCAAAGCCATGATGGAAAACGATTACTTTTTGGGTATCTGGTCTCGTGGTATGTCGAAATCATTCTCTACTGGTATTTTCGCTTTGTTGGATGCAATGATGAATCAAGGCGTACATATTGGAATTATATCTAAATCATTTAGGCAGTCTAAAATGATTTTTCGCAAGATTGAGGATATATCGCAAGACCCCAAAGCTGAACTGTTTAGGCAGTGTATAGGTAAGGTGAGTAAGTCTAACGACGAATGGTCTATGCAAATAGGCAAGAGTCGTATCACGGCCCTGCCGCTGGGCGACGGAGAAAAACTTCGTGGTTTTCGTTTTCAACGGATTATCGTTGATGAGCTTCTACTGATGCCAGAAAAGGTATTAAATGAAGTTATTATGCCGTTCCTGGCTGTTGTAGAAAATCCAACGGAAAGACAAAAAATTAAAGACGCAGAAGACTCAATGATTGAGGCTGGAAAGATGGCGGAAGACGAAAGGACAGAGTGGCCATCGAATAAAATGATTGGACTGTCTTCAGCATCCTATAAGTTTGAGTATCTCTATAAAATGTATCAAGCCTATGAAAATATGATTTTTAATCCTGGGGCAAAAAACCAAGGTAGGAGATGTATTATGCAGTTCAGCTACGATTGTGCGCCTAAAGCCCTGTATGATGAAAACTTAATTTCGCAAGCTAAGGGTACAATGAGCCAATCACAGATTGATAGGGAGTTCAATGCCCAGTTCACTGATGATAGTGCTGGTTATTTCAAAATTAGCAAAATGGCTGATTGCACCATTGAAGATGGAGAATCCCCCTCTATAGAAGTTGCTGGAGAAGAGGGTTCTGAATACATTTTGGCGTTTGACCCCTCTTGGTCTGAATCTGAAGCTTCTGACGATTTTGCTATACAGGTTATAAAACTACTACCAGAAGAGAAAAAAGGTGTACTGGTGCACAGTTATGCGCTGCCAGGAACAAATTTGAAGAAACACATAACCTACTTCAAGTATATATTGGATCACTTTAATGTCATTATGATTGTTGGAGACTATAACGGAGGAGTCCAATTCATGAATTCTTGCAATGAAAGCGACTTGTTTAAAAAGGATAAGTTAGAAATAGGTATGTTCGAAGGCGATTTTAACAATCCGCACGACTATGTAAAGGATTTGAAAGAAGCTAGAAGAAAATATAATGTCCAAAGTAAAGTCATATGTCACTTAAGGAAGCCTTTATCGGTGTGGATAAGAAATGCAAACGAAATGCTGCAAACGGCCTTCGATAGAAAGAGACTATATTTTGGAGCGACAGCCATGGACGACAACTATTCCGCGCAAAAAGCTAAAAGAATACCGATAAAGGATTTAAAGTTCTCAAAATATGAGGACGAAAAGAATGTGGGAGCTAAGATGATTGATTTTATTGAGCACCAAAAAGACATGATCGACTTAACAAAAGCTGAATGTGCACTCATACAAGTTTCAAGTTCGGCTGGAGGAACTCAAAGTTTTGATTTACCGCCTAATCTAAAAAGACAAAAAGGCGTAGATAAAGCGAGAAAGGATTCTTATTCTGCTTTAATACTAGGCAACTGGGGAATGAACATATATTATGATATGATGAATATTCCTGAAGAAATTAACCACGGATTTACCCCGATCTTTATTTAAAAAAGTTGAAAAGTAACTTTTAAAAAGTGTAAGTAACTTTATAATCGTATTATACTTATGCCAAAAAGACAATATAAGAAAAAATCTGAGTACTGGAATAAATTTAAAAGAGTTCCACCGCAAGTATCAGCGGCCCAAGAAGTAGTTGAGCCAGCTACAATGGGAGAAGCATATCATGTTTCTGAAGGATCCTACAGCCGATCTGGTTCTATGTCATCTTCTAGCACAAGCACGAGGATCAATAAATCTTCTGTTACGACTCCGAAAAATAAATATAGTCAAATTCGAGGAGGGCTTCTTCCTTACGAAGTTTCATCCGATGGAATCAATGTCAGGGAAGCTATTGAGCTTTGCCAAAAAGCATACGCAAATGTGCCTATTTTTAGAAATACTATTGACATGATGTCGGAGTTTGCCAATGCAGAACTATACTTAGAGGACGGAAATGCTACCTCTAGGAATTTTTTCGAGAAACTGCTAGACAGAATTAAGATTTGGGACTTAAAAGATCAATATTTCAGAGAGTACTACAGAAGTGGTAACGTTTTTCTTTATCGTGTCGATGGTAAATTTAGCCTAGATGATTATAAGAAGTTTTCTCAAAACGTATCTGACGGACCATCTTTAAACAAGTTTCCTTTAAAATATATTGTTTTAAACCCTTTCGAAATTGTAGCAAAGCGTAGTACTGTGTTCAATACTAAAGACGGAGCCTATGCAAAAATTCTTTCCGAGTTTGATATGGAAAGGCTAGCTAATCCTAAGAACGATTACGATCAAGCTGTCTTCGACGGCCTAGACCCAGAAGTGAGAAAACAAATCAAGAACGGAGCTTATTTCAAGGACGGCCTTCAGATAAACCTTAAAAACGATAAAATTTCATATAGCTTCTATAAGAAGCAAGATTACGAGCCATTTGCTATTCCTTTTGGTTATCCTGTTCTTGAAGACATTAACGCTAAGCTTGAAATGAAAAAGATGGATCAAGCCATCATGAGAACCGTTGAGAATGTTATTCTTATGATTACAATGGGGGCAGAGCCAGACAAGGGCGGAATTAATCCAAATAACGTCATGGCTATGCAAAAACTTTTTCAAAATGAATCTGTGGGCAGAGTCTTAGTTTCTGATTATACAACTAAAGCTGACTTTGTTATTCCTGATATTAATAAGGTCGTCGGTCCAGGAAAATACGAAGTGATCAACAAAGATATTAAAGAAGGCCTTCAGAATATAATACTTAATGATGATAAGTATAATGGCGCTCAAATAAAGGCTCGTGTATTTTTAGACAGATTGAAGGAAGCTCGTGAGGCTTTTATTCAAGACTTTTTACAGCCAGAAATCAGACGCATAGCTAAAGATTTAGGATTCAGATCATACCCAACGGTTAAGTTTAAAGATATCGATTTGCGTGATGAAGTTCAGCTTATGCGCGTCGCCACGAGACTTATGGAGCTTGGAATTATGACAGCGGAACAAGGTATGGATTTATTCCACACTGGAAGATTTCCCTTGTCAGAAGAATTGGCGCCAGCTCAAAAGAAGTTCGTTGAACAAAGAGAAAAGGGTTACTTTAATCCAGTCGTTGGCGGCGTTCCAATGATGGAATTAGATGGCGAAGATTCAGAAAAACCCGACGAAGCATCAAAACCTACGAAGGCAATGCCTGGTAGACCAGAAGGCTCTGGAGACAAATTTTCGAGGGAAAGTATTCAAGGGACTATATACGAAGTTGAATCTTTAAGCTCCATTGCTAAGGAAAAAATGTTAGAAAAACTTGGGGCAGAATCGTTAGATGAAAACCAAGAAGCGATGTTAGAAAAACTTTGTGAATCTGTAATCTGTTCTTCTGAAAAAGAAAATTGGCAAAACACTGTAGTTTCTTGTGTAAATGATTTTAGTGAAATTGAAAAACTAGGTACACTTAACGGTATCTTTAAAGTTTCAGAATCTCATAAGTTAGAAATTTATCCTTCAGCAATTTTATACCACTCAAAATGAAAAACACAAAATTATTACCATTTAGATCATACGAAGAAGAAGATGTAGTTAATCTTTTTTCTTTGCATCCGATGTACGCTTCAGAATCGACAAACCTTAACTCACAAACCGAGATAAGAAACGATGGAGCCGCTGGAACTTTTGTTAAAATAGAAAACGGGAACTTCAATCAAGATATTGTAGATTATCAACATCCAGACTTTTTAGGAAAAAGTAATCAAAACGGATTCAATGGTTATGGTAATGCAGCAGTTTCCACATCTAGGCCACTACCTTTTGTTGTATCAGAAACTTACCCCGTAAACCCATTGAATATAATGCCAACTGAGGGTTATGATATGCCACTGGGAATAACCTTAAATACTACCGCGATAGGCGACGAAAATGGGGAAAAACTTCTTTACAACAAAATGAAGAAGGAAGAACTACAAGCTATTTTACCAGGCGAAACAGTGCCTGTAGCCACAAAGGGTGTTTTCACATTTCATGTAGAATCTTTCGATGGTGCAGCTATTGCTCAAGACGATGGCGGAGATACATTCGGGGTTTCAACTGATGGTGTAGACGGCGAGTTTAGATTAAATATCATGAGTGTGACTGAAACTTTGTACCCCCGTTTAAAAAAAGACGGAACGGATTTTAATGATTTGAGATTTAGGGTAGTAGTCTCCTGCTTGACGACGGCTGGGACATTAATAAGAACTAACTTAGCCAATGGCAGTAGTTCTAGCAATGTTGGATTTTCAACGCAGACAAAAAATAATGAATGGGAGGATCACACTTTTATTCAAAATGATAACCAGGGCTTTGCTATGATTTTTGGAACTTCAGATGGCAATGATTATACACAAGCTCACTGGAGAAACTTGAGAGTTTACGATGCAGATACTGGAAATCTTATAATTCTTTGTATGTTAAATGATACAGATGTCACCGTCGCGGTGGGCGACCTTATCCCTAACGGCGTAAACCTTCAGAGTAATTCCCCGTCTGAGTTCACTCCAGTCGGAAGAGTAACGCTTGATAGTTATAACAGCTATTCTGGTGGATGTAGAAAGAGTAATCTTGGTATTAAATATGGATTTGCTCATCAAACTGGAGTGTCAGTTATAAATTCAGGAATTAAAACTTCAAGCTCGTATGGTCCGATTAATGGTTACGATGGCCTGCATTATATTGACGGGACCGATCAAGTGTTCACACGAGAGTTGGGTAAAATTGCTATTTGTAAACCAACCGATCCTTTCTGTTTCGGAACTATAATTGGAACGGGCAGCATGCACTCTGAAAAAACAGATGGGATTTATTCTGATATTTTTTGGAAAAACACGCTTCCGATCGGTCAAAAAGACGACAGTAAAATAAATTATTATATGATAAAAATAGGCAAATAATGAAAGAAATCAAAAACCCACTAGAAATGAGCGTAGATCGCTCTAACGGCAATATCGAAATATCTATTGCGAAAAAATACAGCGATACCGAAGAAGCTATGTATAAGTCATACATGAGCGTTTGTGCTATGGACGACAAGGCGCTAACCGATACAAGCGACATGGACGATAAACAAACCATGAAAGCTTGTGCAGGACAGTATGGCAAGATGAGAGCCATGATGAATGAAGTTGGCAAGGGGGGCTTAACAGACAAGCAAAAGAAATTGCCGCCAGCTTTACAAAAAGCGATTCTTAAAAAAATGAAAAAAGAAGGTGAGGCTTCCAAGTCTTATGCTGAAGAAAAGGATGCATAAATACACTACAACTTTCGAATTTGAAGTCAAAGCCTGTGAAGAAATTGCTGGCATTAATGTAACTAAAGCCAATATTCAAAATTTAAAGGAGTTAATTCCAAGCTCCGTAGATTTAGAGAAAAATATTGATTTGATGGGCGTTGCATTTAATGCTGCTGTTGTCAACGAATTCAATAAAAATGGAGACGGTATAGACACTAAAACAGCAATCGAGTCTGTTCAGCAATTCATACATAAACCCACAAATATTGAGCACAACAAAAAGAAAATTGTTGGTCATATTGTAAACGCTGGTTTCAGCGATTATTCAGATAGTACGATATTGGTTAATGTAGACGAAGAACAAAACGACCCTTTTAATATAGCTCTTGGCGCAGTTGTTTACAAGACGGTAGATAAAGAATTTTTTAGCACACTAGAAAAAAGCACCAATCCTAATAACAAAATGCACAACATGGTTTCTGCAAGTTGGGAAATCGGGTTTAGTGAATATAAAATTGCAGTGGGCAGTAAAAACCTCAAGGATGCTGAAATTATTTCTGATCCAGAACAAGTGCAAGAAATGAAAGGAATGTTAAAGGCATTTGGTGGTAAAGGAGCAACTGAAGATGGTCGTCCAGTTTACCGACTGATTACTGGAAAAGTATATCCTCTAGGTATTGGATTTACTATGAAACCAGCCGCAAACGTTAAGGGCGTAATCAGCAATGAATACGAAAACGAAGAATCAAAGGATGAAGAAGTTTCTAAATCTAACAAGACGCAGGCTTCAGATTTAAAAAAAATTAATGACAAAATTTCACAAAATTTAAAAAATACTGTAAACAATACTAAAATTATGGAACTCGAAACTCTACTATCAGAACTAAAGGACTCTCTCGCGGAAAAGAAATTTTCTGAAGAAGCAGTCGCTGGCATGACATCGACTTTTGCCGATGCCATTAAATTAAAGGACGATGAGTACAAAGCTTCTCTAGAAGCTACGGAAAAAGAGAAGGCTGAAATCGCATCTGCGAGAGAAGAGCTTCAAGCTTCTGTAGAATCTATGAAAGAGGAGCTTAAGACTGCTCAAGAACGCATTAACTCTTTCGAAGCCGAGAAAAAGGCCGAAGAAGCTGTTGCTACATTTAACGCTCGCATGGAAGAAATTGATTCTACCTACGATCTTGAAGAAAGCGACAATGCATTTATTGCTGAAAAAATTAAAGGTCTTGACGATTCCGAAGAATCCTTCGCGTCGTTCAAGAAAGAACTTACTGTTTTTTGGGCATCGAAGAGCAAAGAAGCTAAAGCAAAACAAGAAGAGGCAATCGCCGCTCGAGTTGAAGCTGAAATTGAAAAGCGTCTCAGCACAACATCAGAAGCATCCGAAGAAGTGACCGAAGAGGTCAACGTCGAAGAAGCTCTTGAAAATGCAGAAGCTACTGACCAGCCTCTTCCCAACAATAACGAAGCTCAAGCTTCTAAAACAACTTTGAAGGAAAAGTTCGCTGCTGCATTTAGCCGCGATAACGTCCTTGGATAAACAAACTAATAAAATTTAACTAAAAAAATTATGGCACTTAGACTACTACCATTCAGACAGTACAGCGAGCAAGACGTGGTAAACATGTTTGCTCTTACAGACGCCCAGGTCCTCCCCAGCACTACTGCTGCTGATGACGGAAATGGATCAAACGGCGTTTTTGTCTCGGTCAAAGACGGTAATTTCAACCAAGATGTTGTCTCCTACGGAGTTAACTCATACCTTGGTAATGAAGCTTACCCTCACGTTGGCGCGGGAATGTATCCCACTAACCCTCTAGAAGTTGAAGCTGCTGCTTCTGGCTCGATCCCTCTCGGATTGACCTTGAATCAAACAGCTAAAGCTGATGAGAACGGTGAAAAACTTCTTTATAATACAACCAAGAAAGAAGAGCTACAAGCTGTTCTTCCTGGTCAAACAGTTCCTGTTGCAACAAAGGGTATCTTTACTCTTTCTTCAGCTGCTATCACAGGCGACGCATTCGTAGTCGGTGGAGGCTTTAAAATGTCAGCTCTTGGAAAAATCGGCGGTGCTACTGCTGGTGCTGCTGATTCTCTTGGAACAGTTATTGGAACAGGTTCACGCGCCCCTCAAGGCGGCAATTTAGAACAATTCGCAGGTGACTACGTCATTGTGAAACTAGGATAATTAAAAGGAATTAAAAAAATATGAAAATCACTTTAAAAAATACTCCAGAACAAGTCGAACTTGTAAAGGCAATGGCTTCTCGCAACCGTGATGTTGCTTATGAAGCTCAAACAGCCCTTGCTGAGTTTATCGGACCTGTCCTCGCTGAAGTTGTAAACAATGCTCCCGTATTGTCCAACCTCTTCACTACTCTTCAATATAACGCTGATGACAATCCTTCGATTCCGTTGGATCTATACTTCGACGTTTCTGATGAAGATTATGTTCAAGTTTATAGCCAAAGCCGTGCTGGTGGCCTTCCAACTTCGGAAGTGCACCCAACATCTGCTGAGCTTAAGATCGCTACATATAGCCTCGATTCAGCTGTAAGCTTTGATCGTCGTTATGCTGCTAAGAGCCGCATGGATGTTGTCGCTAAGACAATGACTCGTGTTGCGCAAGAAATTCTTCTTAAGCAAAATAGCATCTCTGCTAATGTTGTTATGAAGGCACTTGCTAACGCTACTACTAACAGCCTTCCTCACGCAATTAATGCAGGAACTGCAGATCGCTTTACTCTTGCTGATCTTAATGCTCTTATGACTCGTGCAAAGAGAATCTCAAGCTCTTTTGTTGGAGGTACTCCTGAGGCTGGTCGAGGACGCGGTGTAACAGATATCCTCTGTTCTCCTGAAATCGTTGAAGAGCTTCGTGCGATTGCTTACAACCCAATCAACACTAAAGCTTCACCAATGGGAACTGCAACAGCTCTTAACAACCCAGTTCAGACTGCTAACGTTATCGCTGAAGAAGCTTACAAGGCCGCTGGCGCTCCTGAGTTCTACGGTATCAATGTTATCGAGCTTAATGAGCTTGGTGTCGGCCAGAAGTTCAACACCGTCTTCGGCAACGAAATCGGTTCTAGCTTCGATAAAGGAACAACTTCAAATGCCGACGAAATCGTTGTTGGTATCGACCGTAGCCGTGAGTCTCTAATCCGCCCAGTAGCTGTTGACAGCGAAAGCGGTGGTGAGTTCAACTTGATCGCTGATGACCAATACAGCATCCGTCAAAGCAAGATCGGTTACTTCGGTTCACTCGAAGAAGGCCGCATCGTTCTTGACGATCGTGCTCTTGTTGGAGTTATCGTCTAATAACGATCATTACAAATTTAAGGGTCACCTTTCGGGGTGGCCCTTTTTTTTGGAATTTTTAAATGTTTATTTTAATATATTGATATGGAAGAAGAAATTAAAGAAAGCAAAAACCTTCACGATTTGAAGGAAGAATTTGTTGAATCGGATATCACCGCAGCTATTGAAAATGACGAAGTCAATAATGAAGAAATTCAGAACTCCAATGAGGTAGATCCCATGGATAAATTAAGTTACGCAGACGGCAAAGAGAGGGACGAAATTGACGAGAAAGAAGCTGAAGAAAAATTGATGGGAGCTGATAAAATTTCTCCATTTGGCACAAACGATACCAGAGTATTTAAAAGAAAGCTGGAAAATATGAACTATTCGCAAAAAGCTCATCTAGCACATAGAGTTGCGGCTAGAGTATTTGCTGATCAAGATTTGCAAGACGAATCACTGGTCAAAGCATTTCATGAGTGGAGATCGTCAAACTGGGGATCTACTGGTGGGAGAACAGCAGAAAAGGCAGCGGTTTTAGCTTCTGATTCTATTTCAGATTTTGAAGAAAACCTGAAGGGCAAGACTCTATCGGAATTGCAAGAGATGGCGATGAAGCTTGGATTTACTCCAAGTTACGACAGAATTAGATTGATGTCAGCGCTAAGGCAGGAATATCTTAAGAGAGGTTAAGCTTTTGCCGTCTTTTTTTGTGTAATGTTATGTATGGATGACATACTAAACGACTTAATCATAGCTGACGGCAAAGAAAGACCAGCCAAGAAAAAGGCTGCCAAGAAAGCTAAAAAAAAGATTGCTAAACCAGCAAAACAGCCTGTTGCTGTTGAGCCCACACCAACAAAACCTAAATATTCTGAGTCGGACTTGAGAACAAAAGGCACGTCAGAACTAAAAGCAATATGTTCGAGACTGGGTATTGATAGCCCAAGACGAAAGACGGACTTAATTAAAAATATTTTAGATAATACTTAAAATGTCGACGATAGGAAATTTAGCTAATTCTATTTTTGTAAATGAATTTGATTCTGTTGGAGTGTCTGAAGCATCTATTTCTGGATGGCTTGATAATAACCTTGGGCAGTTAAATAATGTACTTTATACTAGTTTCTCTGGAGATAGTGGGCATATATCTGGATTTGGTCTAGAAGAAGAGAGCATCTATAAAGAGATGTATTTATATCATTATTATATGAAACAAACACGAAAAACTATTCGTGGAATAGCTGACGATACAAATGGCAACATTGTAAGCGTCAGAGACGGTGATAACGCCATTACGTTTGTTAATAAGAATGAAGTGTCCAAAGTCTACAAAAGCCTCGCTCAGGACTCTTATGACGCCTTCTCGGTATTAGTGACGAATTACAACAGTTACCAGTCAAGCCCACGTCAAGTTGGTGGAATTGAGTCTTAGGACTAAGATAGCTAAATACTGATTTACAATAGCGTGACCACTGTATGCGGGTTGCGCTTTTTTGTGCATAAAAAAACCCCCTCGAATGAGGGGGTTTTGTAAATTAGAAGGGCTTCTTAGCTATTCGCTCCACCCTAAAGTATTAAGCAGAAACTACAATACTTCTTGTAACTTCGGTGGCCACATTACCAGCTGCGTCAGTTGCGTTGTAAGTAACTGTGTAAGTGGCAGCAACGCTCGTGTCAACAGCACTCGAATCAATTACCACAGCGGTACCGTCATCTGTTGTCGCACCGAGCTCGGAATACGCGTCACCTACTGAGAGGTTAATAGTAGCGTTGCCAACCAGAGTAATTACAGGAGCGGTTCCGTCAAAAGGTGTATTGACGTTCGAACCAGAGAAGAACACATTATTGACATCGTCATTTGGTCCACCAATTGACAGTGAGAAGTTCAAGTCAACGGTCTTATTGGGACCAATACTAGAGCTGAATGACTGGCTATCAAGCTTTAGATTAGTAAGCTTGTACGATGCTCTTGGGGTATTGCTTGAATCTGAATCCTTAAATGTAAACTGAAGATCAGTAATAAATTGGTCATCGTTAATAATATCAGTAAGGGCCGCGCCCTGCGTGTCGGAAACGATTGCAGAAACAGCGAGTGTAGGAGTGATTGGGAAATCAACAACACGCGCAAAAGAGAAGCGAGATCCAAGCTTGTCGATAGGAGTTCTACCGAGAGGAATTGAAATCGATATACTTTGAACGTGAGCTGAGCCTCCACCATCAAGGTCGACAAAAGCGTCGCCATCTGCATTACCAAGTGATAAAGAAATGTCTCCTGGGCGAAGAGCCGTAGGAATATTTGCTCCAATAGCTTGATTGCCAACTGGAAGAACGACACCTACACCAGTAAAGCCATCACCAGTGAAGCCAGAGACGGCTTGATTTGGTAGAGCTGTTCCGAGTGTGGGATCAATACCAACACCCTCAATACCAGAATAACCTGCAGATGTACCAGATACGCCTGCGGTCGCATTCATGTTTGTGCCTTCAAAAGAAGCGGAAATTGTTGGAATGCTGCCCACGGAAGCTTCTAGACTGTAGTCGGTAAGGAAAGCGTTTCCAATACCGATTGTGTTGTAGCCGCCTGAAGCGTCAGCAGAAGATGGATCAAAGTTTGCGTCTACCCCTTCTGGAGCCGTCAAAATGTAGAAATTTTGGCCACTTGATGAGGCAATTTGTCCAGATACAAAGCCGCCGTCAAGGCCAGTACTATTTAAGAAATTAAGGACTTGCTCGTTGTATCCATCTCCAAGATAGTAAGACATGTCAAAGGATACTGTCGGAGCCTCAAGAATAATAGCTTCGAGTCTAGCAAGCTGACCAAATTGGTTCACGTCTTGGCGAGTGATGTTTAGTGAATAATTAGCAGATTGTACTCTGCGAAGTTGTTCGTGATCGTTTATACCAGTAGAATCTACTGATTTACTCGCGAACAGCGCGTCGGATTGATAAATAACTCTATTTTTAGCCATGATATTTTATATTGTTTACAGTTTATTTGTTTGATTGTGAAATTATGATCTAGGATATCTTACTGTAGATACCTCAAAATCAATGAACCCGACTTTTATGTCGCCAGGCAGGGAGGATTGTGGTTTTTGTGAAAGTTTAGAAACGGTGACGTCGTCAATGAAATATGGGTTGCTTTGAAGGTATGTGTCCCTTAGGGATGAATAACTATAAGAGCCGTTTTTTACGTCGCCATATTCCGTTGAGGGGTGGGAAGAAAAGGGTATTTTTGCAAAAGATTTTCTGACAGAGTCTGCGAAGATAGACAAGGAACCATCTAATTGATATTCGTTTTCAGCGAGAACAACAGCCTTAATAGAATTGTTTGTTTTATCTTCTCCCCCAAAGGCAAAGCCCTCATTTCTCATATACTCGCAGTTTAAGAATATAGCTGGAACCATTTGATCGTAAGGCTCTAAGCCTTTTATAGTGGGTGTTCCATATCTGCTATTCAATGTGAATTTATTTTCTATGATTAAGTCTTCTTCTGTATCGTTAGTCAGGTATATATTAAAATCTTTTACGGCAAAAGTTCCTGTTACGTTGGCGGCTTCGCCCGCACCAGTGTGCAAAACTCTTCCATTTTCATAATCATAAATATATTCTGACCTATTTAATTGAGAACCAGCATTTAAGATTGAGTTTGGATTAGCAATAATTGGGTTTACTTCGCCAGTTACCGAAGAATCGTTAACCCATTGTTTGTAGTTGCTTTGAAGCGGCGTCCAAGAACTTGGCACCCTGCTATCTGATTTTGAAAAGAGTGTTCCAGTCTTATTTGAATAGGCTTCACCCTTTTGAAGCAGCTCGTGATCAAACCACAAGAGAAAGCTGGTCATTAATTCGTGGTGATATTGCGGTTTCATAGAGGTATTTACACTATTATATAGTTAAATTTATAAATTGTTTTTTGTATTTATTGAGGAGGGCAGATATGTATTGAATGTTTTTGAATTGTGATCCATTTTTTCTAACTTTTCTTGGTGATTGTATCCCAAGCCCAGATCTACTGTTTTCTCTTTTTACTCTCAAATAATAACCCAATCCAGATATACCCGTTTCTATACCTTTCGCCCAACTTCTTCCAGTGGCCCAAGGCATGGGGGTAACATCAAATACGTCTTTCGCGTCTGGTATGTAAATAGAAAATTCAATTGAGTTGCCCTTGAGTGTGACAAATTCAAAATTAGTTTCTTGTAAAATATTTTCTATGCTCTTTGTGGGGTCTTCTGAGGAATCTTCAAATCCTATAAATGAATACAGGTTAGTTGATCCGCCCAAAGTGCCACTAATATTTTTGGCATCTACTCCTTGTTTTATCTCTATAGTGACTGGATGATTCAAAAACTCGGCAATCATTTGATTTTTAATCTTCTGAAAAGCCGCCCTACCTCTTTTTTGTATTTCGTTCCTAAGTATCCTTGGCGCTTGTTTTTTTAGGTCGGCTACAATTTTTAAATCAAGGGCCATTATGATGTGGGTGCGTCTTGGAGTTCCTCAATTGGCTGTAAATAAAAATGATAGTACTGGGGCCCAAATATACCAGTAGGATTTCCTTTTGTGACTATCTTGTACTTTCCGCCCTCAAATTCACACCTTTTTGCTTCTTTTAAAATATTGAAACCAGACGCATCTACGGTAATTCTTACGGAACCATCTATTACTTCTATACCAAATTGACTATTTATTTGTCCGTCCGACATTGATTCTTCATTGGCATTTATATATTTTATTCTAGCTTTAACAGTGTGAGATTCAGAGGTGGTAGATGTGCTAGATTCTCCAGAATAAGTTTTACCATATATTCCGTTATATTCCTGGCTAGATGCTATTAAAATTTTTACACCATCTTTATATACAGTGATATTTCTAGCAAATGTTTCGTGTATATCGTCGATGATTGATTTGATAGCAGTTTTCTGGGAGTCTGAAATGAGAGAAGTGGCCATGTCTACTTTTACACTTTTTTGTGTAAATAATGCTGGGAATAAGGAATGAAAGCTCAGGATTTTTTAAATGATAGGTCGGATTACTATATCCGTTTTCTGTTCAAATCTTTTTTGAACACTCTGGAGGACTTGCAGTCTCACCACGAAATTAACTTTGGAAAGTTATATGATAACCTGCCGAAAGAATATCACAGCATTATTGAAATGGCTGATTATTTTGATGAAGACCATTTTCAAGCCTACAGAAAAAGGGTTTTAGATAATGGAAATTCTGTATTGAGGGATTATAATAATGAAGTTGAAAATCTAACAGTAGAATTTAGATTTAAAAATTAAAATCATGAAAACAAAGTATATTTATAAATTTCAGGTAAACAAGAGCGAAAAAAAGCAGGTAGAGGTTAACCGCAAAAATAAAGAAACTGGTGAAACAGAAACTATCTTGCAAAACAAGACGGTTAAAACTCCAGTTGAATTTGTAATTAAAAAGCCAAGCCGCCGTATTGTTGATGAAGCTGAGGCTCAGTACGCGATCGAACTTAGTAAGAATATCAAAAAGGGTATTGTTACAAAGGATATGCTTGTAAAAAAATATGCTGACACTGGGGGGAGCCTAACCGAAGAAGAGACTAAGGATACTCTTAGAAAACTTCAAAGAAGCAATGAAATCACAAACAAGATTCAAATGCTATCTGCGACAGATAAGAAAAAAAATAAAAAAGAAATAGAAGAATTAGAACTAGAACTTGTCCAAATTAGAAAAAATTTAATTGACGTAGAAATGTCTGTTCAGAGTGTATACGAACATACTGCTGACGCCAGGGCTGAAAGGTCAATGTTATTGTGGTACGCTGTACAGCTTGGCGTAATCATTGAAGAGGGTGAAGAAAAAAGCTTTTTTAATGGACTTATATATGAGGATCAACTTAATAATTTATATGAGAAGGATGAAGATGGCGAAGACTTTGAAAAAGAAGCCTTAAACAAACTAATGCTTGTTGTGTCTTATTGGTTTTACAACAATCAATCAAGCGAAAAAGATATAGAAGAATTTTTAAAGCAACAAGAGGGTGGATAACGATGAATTAGCCGACATCATTGTTGAGGTTTTTGAAGGTTTTAGTGTTTTGAATTCTAGTTTAGGTCCAATTTATATTAAGCACTTTCATCAATTAGATACAAGAAAAATACTAGGTAAACGAAAACTATATATAGCTGAAGCCGAAGAAAGAGGCTTGTTGGCCGAAAAAAGTATTTTAAAAATGCTAATTGAGGATGACATGTGGGATGACGAATCTGAAAAAGAGATACAAGATAAAAAGAAATTTATAGAAAATTTAAAAACCTCTTTATCTAAAATTGTATTACCATCAAAAAGAAAAGAACACTCAAAGCTAATAGATTTAGAAATTAGCAAACTAAACAAACTATCTTTTGAAAGGGAGAAACTTGTTGGGCTTACGGCAGAAAAATACGCAGAAAGAAAAGTCAATAAAGATTTTTTTGAAAGTCTTTTATTTTTAGATGAGGAATTTAAGACATCTCCATTTGACGACTTAGATTATCAAGACATTGAAACAGCCAAAGAGCTCGCAGATTTAGAGGGCCAGTTCTTCAACAGAATGAATGACGGGAACATATCGAAGGCTGTGTTGTCTCCCTTTTTTGGCCCATACATGCCTTATTCCGAAGATGTTATTAATATGTTTGGAGAACCTTTAAAAAATTTGACAGCATTTCAATTGAAGATGATAAGCTACTCGAGAAGCTTTTTAAATATTTTCAAAAACTCTCAAAAGGATATACCAGATCATATTGCAAAGGATCCAGACCTATTGATAGATTTCTATAATAGCCAAAAAACAGAAAAAGAAGGCAAAAGCGCAGGAGAATCAGATGCTACGACTTATTTTGGAGCCAATAAGGATGATATTGCTCACTTAAAAGATAAAGATCAAAACGCCATCACGCTAGGAGATGCAATAAAAAAGAAGGGTGGCTCATTAAATATGAAAGATATGGTTGAGATGCATGGACTTTGATTAAGAAATGCCGATAAAATAGTGTAATACCATATTATATGGCAACGGCAAAAGTACCAGTAACATTTTCACCAGTAGATTCAAAGAAGGTAGACGCGGCATTAGCGAGGATTCAAGCCAAGGCTAAGGGTGTAGACTTCGGCGGAGGAGCAGGATCTATAAACAAACTTTCTAGGCCGCTAGGAAAAATAACTGGACAAGCCTCTGAATTTCAAAAATCGTTAGAAGCGTCTAATGCTCGTGTTTTAGCTTTCGGTGCCTCTGTAGCTGTTATAAATAAACTCTCACAAGCTTTTGGGGCTTTGGTTTCAAATACTATCAAAGTAGAAGCTACTTTTGCAAAAATTAACACAATTCTGGGCGGCACACAGCAGCAATTACAAAAATTTGGCGACGGCATATTTAAAGTAGCTCAACAAACTGGTACATCTTTTGATCAGGTCGCTGAGGGTGCCTTAGAGCTTTCTAGGCAGGGCTTAAGTGTAGAGCAATCACTAAATAGAGTTTCTACGGCTTTAAAGTTGGTTCGTGTTTCTGGAATTGATTCAGAAAAAGCTGTTTCGGGTTTGACCGCCGCAATCAAGGGCTTCGAGGGCGCTGGATTAACTGTCGCCCAAATTGCAGATAAGCTAGCGGAAGTTGATACAAAATTCGCTGTTTCTACGGAAGATCTAATTAACGGTCTCGAGAGAGCTTCGGCTTCTGCTCGTGTGGCTGGAGTATCTTTTGATGAGTTGTTGGGTGTTGTTACAACTGTTCAGGAAAGGACTCAACGTGGTGGTGCTGTTATTGGTAATGCATTTAAAACAATTTTTGCGAGACTCAGCAGGACTGATACATTAGATACCCTTGAGCAGTTGGGAATTGATGTTCTAGATGCTTCAGGGAACGTAAGAGGAGCTATACCTCTTTTTCAAGACCTCGCAGTAGAACTAGATAAGCTTGGGCTAAAAAGTCTTAAGGCTGGAGAAATTATTCAAAAAGTCGCTGGTGTTCGTCAGAGAGATATTTTGATCAGTTTAGTTGAAGATCTAAATTCTGGGCAAAGCCAATTTGCTAAATCATTGCAGGTCTCTGCGGGTGCAACTGGAGCACTTGATGCAAAGAACGAAAAACTAAATCAAACTCTAGAAGCCTTAATTAATAACTTAACTGTTGGTGGTCAAAAACTAGCTTCCGTTTTAGGAGAAATAGGTTTCACAGATGCGGCTGGAGATATCCTAAAAACTTTTTCAAAAATAATTAATGGTATAACGGATTTATTGCAAGGAGATTCAATGGGAGCTAAGTTTGCCCAAGGAATAATCAAGGGAATAGGAAGTGTTTTGACTGGCCCTGGTCTAGCTTTAATAGGCGCTATATTTATTAAATTGTTTTTGGATTTGGCTAAATTTGGAGCCACTTCTTTGAAACAAATTCTAGGTATTAATAAAGCAGCTATGCAGCAAAATATTTTGCAACAGTCTGTTTTGCAAACATTACTTCAGAACGAAGATATACAAAGAGAAATTTTAAAGCTTGAGGGTAACAAGGTTGCCCAAGAACAATTACTTTTAAAAATATACAATCAACAAGCCGCCGCTTTAGCCAGAGTTCAAAGAGCTGCATCGACCGTAACCCCTGGTCTTTTTAAAGGAGGCTTTAGGGGCGGCGAAGGCGGCGTAGGAAAAACTGGCAGAGGCGCTGGCGGTTATGTTGCCGCGGAAGCTCGTGATGTATCTAGAGGAGTTGGTGGTGCGCCCGCAAATTCTAAGGTAGTTTCTATTCCAAACTTTGCTTTCGGTTCTGGTAAGCGCGGAACAATGGTCGCAAACTCAAGCGAATATTTCGTACCGAATTATGCTGGTGGCGGAGATGCTATATTTAACAAGAACATGGTTAAGGCTATGGGTCTACCGTCTGGCGCTAGAAAGATAAATGCGGCTAATGGATATATACCAAATTTTGTTAGAAGTAGGGTTGGAGCTGGTCTTCCTACAAGTAATAGATATAGAACTAACAATCTTTCTGAGCTTGAAAGGATGGATCCATCAAAATTAAAAGGCAAGGCCCGAAAGGAATATGATGCTGCACTCGCTGCCAAGCAAAAGGCTAAAGTAAAACCATTAAATCTAAATGCTTCTACATATTCTTATCTAGTTCCCCAGCTTAATTTTTCAAGAACTGATAGCAGACCAATAAATGGAAGATTTAAAAAAGGAAAAAAGAGTTTTCCATTTTCTCTTTCTGGATTCTCGGCGTTTGGTCCAAAAATACCAGGAGGGGTTGAGTCTGCTGGAGATCCTCAAGATGAGTTTCTTGAAGAAAACATAACTAATGCTTTAGTAAAAGAATCAAAAAAATATGCAGACATATTAACAAAAGCCGTTAACGGTAGGTCAGTAAGCGGGGGTAATTTAAGAAGTAAATTTTCTTCTGGAGGTACAAAGGGCGCATTCGGCGCATTAAGATCTGCCGTAGGTTCGGCTTTTGAAATAGCGACCTCAGAGGCGCTAGGGATAAATGATGCCGTTGTTAAAAAAGGTGCGGGAGATTTTGATATAAGAAATCCTAGCCCAGCAGCTTCAAAAAAATTAAAAGTACTTTTTGGTTCAGCAGGCGGCAAATCCAAAGGCGAGTTTAAAGTCAGTGATTCTATAGATAATATTGCAAGTTTTGCTAAAAAAATAGCCACAGAAACAGGAATGGCTTCTAATGGTTACATTCCTAATTTTGCTAGTGGGGGTTTAGACGAAGCCGTTGCAAGAGAGCAAGCCGCTGGTATGCCAATAAACCAAATAAGAATTAATCAAAGCGGAAAACTTCGCAACGCCCAAAACCCAATGGGTCTTGCTGTAACTAATACAAGAGATGAGCCAACTGGCGCGATACCAAATTTTGCAAGACTTGCTCCAAAGCGCAACGCATCAAACGAAAGATTTGGTGGAGCAAAAGATAAAGTAGATAATTTGGGAGATTCTGCTGATGAAGCCGCTGGAGCTTTAGATGCTTCAATAGGAAAGATTTTTGCTTTGCAGTTGGGCGTAAGTGCCTTGACCAGCACGTTTGCTGAGCAGGGTGGCAAGATGCAAGAATTTGGAAACGCGATGAGTGGCGCAATTAATACAATGTTAGTTCTGTCGACAGTCGGAGCTAGTCCTTTAGGTGTTTTCGGTCCTGGCAAAGGAGGAATAAAAGGCCTAGCAGCGTTGGGGAAGGGCACTAAAGGTTTAACGAGAGTTTTCGGAATACTTAAAGGGGTTGCTGGACCAGTCGCTTTGGGTTTAACAGGTATAAGTGTAGCCATGAAGCTACTTACTGGTAAGGGCTTGTTTCAAACCCTCGGAGAGGGTCTTGGTATATTGGCAAGCGAAACTCAATTAGCGGCTCAAAAAATAAATGAAGCAGGAAGTAGCCTTGGCAAAGGGACAGAGGGCAAAGATGTTACCAGCAACATTAAGAGTAGAGCCGAGGCTGTCCGAGCAGCACGAGAAAGAGCGGGTATAGAAGCTGCGACACCAATATTAAAGGGAGCGACTGATGATGAAATAAGATTATCGGGTATACTTGAGGGTAATAAAGCTTTACAAAATTCAACTTTATTAAAAGGCGCGTCGATCACGAAGAGAGACATCAGCGTAGGAAACAAGGACAAGTTTAGTTTTGATCCTAGTCCAGCACGTTTTACTGGGTCGCAAGACTTCGGAAACATAGACTTCAAAACTAGAGATAAAGATATTATTTTAGAAGCTTTTTCGACTGGTCTTTTTAAAGATGTAGACGAAATTATCGCTGGTTTTTCTGGACAAGAAAATGTTGACCCGAAAATTGTGAAAGAATTTCTTGCTACTCAAGATGAGCTGGTAACATCTTTTTTTGAAAAGACAATTGAGGGTCAGAGGGAGAATTTCTCGGATGGGATTGTTAAGGGCGATTCCGAAAAAGTAGCACAAGGTTTAAGTCAATTTCAGATAGATATAGAAAAAGCTTATAATGAAATGCTTAAAAAACTTGCAAAAGGAGCAACGGAAGCTACTGATAAAGTAGACAGAATCTCAGCTGGAGATGCTGCTACAAAAGCAGCGATGGCCGCTTCAAGGAGACGGAATCAAATAGACATATCTGCCGCAAGAACATCTGCAATGAGAGCAACAATGAACAGAACGCCAATGGGCAGCGTTCAAAGAGCAAGGTCTTCTTTTGCCTCCGAAAACGATAATCTAGAAACCGAGGCTAGGAGAGAAAGACTCAAAGTAAGAACATCTTTAATAGAACAAGCAAAACTTCAAAAAAGTCTAAAAGCAATAGATAAGAAAAAATTAGATATTATTTTAGCGCAAGTTAGTGAGTACGGATCTATTGAGGAAATACAAAAAGCTATATCAAAAATAGAAGGCATAAAAGTAGACGATCTTGATGAACAGGTTAGGTTAGCTACGGTCCAAAATGATCAGCTTGAAGAAGCCCTAACAAAAGACAAACTAATTTTAGAAATTAGAAAACAACAAGCGATAGAGACAGCAAAAGCCAACAAGGGTTTAGCTAAATATTCACAGAACGCGCAACAAAAATTAATAGACCAAGCGGAAAATCTGCCTAATATTTTAGCTAACAATTTAGAACAGTCATTAAGCCAAACGTTTAATAATCTTGCGACTGGTGCTTATGATACTGTCGGTGACGCTTTTCTGCAGATCGCTTTAAATTTTGGTCAAGAATTGCAAAATCAAATAAATCAAAGACTGGCCACTCAAGCAACTAACGCTTTGTTTGGCCAGGGCACGGGCGGAGGCGGATTGATAAACAGCATTAGTGGAGGTATCACTGGCGGTGGCGGCAGTGGTGGCGGAGGATTTTTTAGCGGTGTAGGTAATAAAATTAAAAACTTTTTTGGATTTAATTCTGGAGGCATAGTATCAGGAGGATCTGGAGTGAGGGATGATATCCCAGCTGCTTTAACTGGTGGAGAATATGTTATTAAAAAATCAGCAGTACAAAAATACGGAAAGGGTTTCTTAGATCAATTAAATTCAAGTTCAATAAGCGGAATGAAGAGTGGGGGATTTGCCTCGGGATATCAACCTGATTCACCAGCTCAGCCTGGGGGGTTTTTTACTCCTGGGACTCGTGGCCAAGGAGCAATTATAGGTAAAAAGAATTTATTAGATTTTGCTTTTCAACAAAGCACATCAGGAGCAACGGACGTAATTAGATCTGGTGGCTCGAGCGCCTCTATAGACTTAGAAACTCAAAGCTCAAGACTTACGACTTTTGGTAGGTTTAGAGATAGCCCAGCTAGAAGATCGTTAAAGCAAGCCCAAGAACAAGCTTATGATTTATATTTAGCAAAATTGCAAGACGAAGAAAGGGTTAGGGAGGCTAAAAAAGCTCGAAGCGAAATGTTTAAAAAAGCAGTCATCGGCTCTTTTATAACTGCTGGGGTAAGCGCTGGAGTGGGAGCACTTGGGGGAATGTTTAACAAAGCTCCAATGCAGGGACCAAAGAACTCCCCATTTGCGGGATATAAAAATAGTAATATACTTGGGCCATATTCATCAACCGCCCAGCAGGCGGGCGATAATCTATTGGGTACATTTGGTGGATTATTTCAAAATAAATCTACTTCTACTTCATCTCCTGAAACAGGTAATTCGTTAATAGATAATAATCCATTTTTACCTCCTGGTTATCAAGGAAAAGCCAATGGCGGAGAAATTGGATCAAACACTAACGCCCTTCTCATGGGTGGAGAGTATGTATTATCTTCTGCGGCGGCTTCCAGCGTCGGCAAGCAAAACTTAGACGATATAAACATGATGCGATACTCAAACGGGGGGGCTGCAGGTAATGCAATATCTGATTCTAGCAACTCGTCTTCTGGTGATGGAAAAAGTGTTGGAGAGGTTAACATAACAATAAACATGGAAAAGGGAGACGCTTCTGTTGATGAAAGTTCAAACGGCGGCGCAGATCCGACCCAAACAAAGGAATTCGCAAAGAGGATTAAGGATGTAGTTGTAGGTGTCATTAATGAGGAGAAGCGCGTTTCTGGATCTCTTTTCACTAGGAGAAAATAAATGAGTTTTATAGAAAAATTTAATTATAATCGTAATTCGATTACAACTGGCAGTGTGCTTGGATTTACAGGATCACCTATTTATGGATCCTCTATACAATTTGAAGCATTTAATTCTTCTTGGCGCGGATCTAATTATAATGAATTTATTATGGCCAACGGTATTAATTCTATAAAAGCTAAAATGAGTTTTTCTTTTCAAGGAAATAAAGAAACTACAAAAAGTATTTTAAGAAGAATTGAAAACGCCACAACTGGAGAGATTACTGGAAATACTGCTTTTTCTGGAATAGAAGATTGTATTAATTTTGGAGAATCAAAAAACAAAGTTCAGATAAATTTAGATACAGGTTATTACAAAAATTTTAGTGGATCGCAAATTGAATCTTATGACATTAAGGCAATCAATGATAGCGTTTACGAATTAAATGTAAACATGTTCAACAATAGAGTTTCTCCTGTTTTGCAAAATGGAATGGGTTTTGTCGCTGACAGGACACTCCCCACTTCTGATTTAAGTTTTGATAAATTTGACGTAGTCACAGGGGAGACTGGATCTGCAAACAGTAATGTTTTTGATAATTATTTTTATTTAACTGAGCCGAGGAATCAAAATATCAACCAGTCACTTATTTCTGGCTTAAATACTTATACTGGAGTAGCAGAAGATTCAACGAGAGTGTTTTTTTGGGATCCAAATCAACAAACTTCTGTGCCAATTTCACATCAAACTAGAATTAATTCTTTTACAAGATCATTTAGTCAACAATTAAACATATCGCGTAATCAAAACAGAATAGATCAACTATCACTTGTGTTTAGTAATAGGAGCGAAAAAGAAACTTACTCTATATTGCATTTTCTGGAGAGCCACCTTGGGTATAGAAAATTTGTTTATTACTACGGCGGGGGTTTGATCAATGAAAATAAAGTATTTTACTGCCCTTCGTGGAAACATACTTTTGATTATAAGGACTCTAACACAATTGAAGCTACATTTGTTGAGATTGTTCATCCTGTAACACCAGAATTTTAATGGCTATAAATCCAGACAGACAAATAATTACATACGAAAATATTGCCCTTCTACAGAGTGATGCGCCAGCTCATTCTTCTGTATCAAATAGCGGATCAAATTTATCTTTTTTGCCCCTTGTTCAAGGAATTGATTTTTCCGTAGATATTAATAGGGAAAATGTTGGAGCACTAGGATCAAAGACTATTATAGATAGTTCAAATCGGAATGCCCCAGATGTAAATTTTAATGTAAATACTTTTGAAGATTTTGGTAATTTATTTTCTTCTTTGATTAGCGGTTCTGGAGTTAGGGATAATTTAAATACTGATAAAAATTTTTATGCTTATATCGGTCCAGAAAGAGGAACTGACGCAAAAAAAGATTTATATGATAAAAATATATTAATTAACGAGGTTAAGTATTACTGCTTTAAAAGTCTATCAGATGCGCGACAGAGTTGGTTTGCTGCTCCAAGTTCTGGAACAATAATCTACGAAGAAAATTTTGATGGTTCTAGTAGAAATATAATCGGTGGGCCTTACGCAAATCCAACAGCAGCTCATATAGATGTACAATCTGGTAAAGTGTATTATGGCAATAACCCAATTCATGTATTTGGTAACGGAGCAAACCAGGCCTTGGTACCAATGAGTTTAAGTGGAAAGCAATTTGGGAGTTTCTTTGGAAGAGAGCCGAGACATAATATTTTTATGTTAGGATTAGAAGATAATACCACTGTAGATTTACATTGGGAGAGATCAAAAATTGGATCAGGTGGTAGAGGTCGATCTGGAATAAACAGCACCCCAAGCGGCACTTTTACATTAAATGCTGGTGAACAGTTAAAGCATACAATTGAAGATAATTTAGGTTCTAATATTGATATTGATCAAGCAGTATTAACATTAAATGCAAATAAAAATATAATCTGTGCTGTAGATTCAAACAGCGCTGTAGACGCACAGATTATGGCCCCAGCCGAACAGGATGTATATAGAAGAAGAAATCACTTAGAATCAAATATTGTTGGTCAAACTCCAGACATATTCTATAAGCCTTCTAATGTAGAAGATTCATTAGGAGCTTTTGCAACTGATATAGCTGATGGAGATGGATCAAGTAAGGCTGGTCATATTGGATTTTCTAAACTTTCAAAATATTTTGCATTTGCTGGCGATGGCTATGCTGACGGAACTCTAGATGCAGATGACTGGGAAATTGTTGCACCTTATTCTAATACAGATGTGGAAATATCATACTGGAGTGGAGATAATTGGTATGTTCAACATAGTATAAATTTAAATGGATCAAAAACCAGCCCCCATAGAACTGGATTTACTCCAGTTGAATATCCAGCCAACGACTTAACAGATGGATTACTATATAAAATAGAAGCTTCAAATCCAATAGCGTTTTTTGTAGATGATTGGAATGAAGGAGATGAAGATGTTGTTGTTGGTTGGAACGATGAAAGTCTTCCAGAAAATAATCGAGCATCTTTTGGTCAATTTTTATCTTTTGGAAACTGTTTTTTAAATAATGTGAATATTTCTCAATCCATTAATGGTTTAATGCGATCCACATATTCCTTTACTGCTAGCAATGTTCAGGCTGAACAAACTAATCCTCATAAAACAAGTTCTAATGATTTAATATATAATGATGTAAGTGTTCCATCATTTGACTTGACTGGAATACAAAATCAAACTTTAACTACAAGCATATCTGGAGTACATAAATATTATTCAAGTAGCTCTAATAATATTATTCCACATTACTCAACTAACGTAATAATAAGTGGTAGTGGATCTGTCGGAAATTTTTTGGTTCAATCTGATTCTATTCAAGATTTTAATTTAAGTTTACCAATTCCAAGAAAAACAATTTATAGTTTAGGCAAAAAATATCCAGTAAAAAGAAAAGCATTATTTCCCTCTGAAAGCACATTTAGTTTTTCCAATCGAGTATCTAATTTCGAAGTAGATGGAGACAGGTCAAATTTAAAAGATTTTTTAAATTCTGACGAAGACTATGATTTGTATATTAGTGGAAAAAATGACGTTGGTGATAATTTTAATTTTAAAATTAAAGATGCTAAATTATCATCACAAAATTATAATTCTTCAATTCAATCAGATGTTGTTGCTGATTTAGCCTTTACCTTCGAGTTAAATGACTTCATTAATTCAGCTGTAGCAAATGGGGGCTCAGTTACTAGCTTTACATATGATTCTATTGTTTTTGAATTTCTACAGATGTCAAATGGAAAACCTAGATATACTAATTCAGCAGGGGACGTCCGTATTGGTTGGGGGGGTAGCTATTGGATATTGTCAGATTTTAGAACTTCCCATGCCACATTTACACCAATAAATCCAGTTCAAAGTAGCTTACCACTTGTACCTGGAGAAGATACGGATTATCCGTTTCTTGATTTAAATGGTCTTATTAGGTCAGAATTTTCTAATCTTGTTTTTAGTTAAAGCTCAACATTAATTCCAGCTTTGTTAGCTTTTTCTACGGCCTTACTAAATTTTTCCTTTTGTTCTCGTGGGTGTAGTTTTCCATTTGTCTTATTCCTGTAGTCCTCGTACGATTTTTGCTTTACTGGGTCAATTCCACCAGCTTGTTGTGCTCTCATTTCAGACGCTTCAGCGCTACGCTCAAAGAGCTCTCCGTAGGTATCGTTCTTACCTACAGTTGAAGCTCTGAATGAAGATTCGCTAAAAGGATCTAGCTTGGTGTCTGTAGACATGTTAGGGTTAACGTATACACGCCTCCATAAGCCTTCTTCTGAACCATCCTCGCCTTGGTACTCATGAGTATCGTTCATCCCTTGTAGGACCTCTAAGACCTCTCCAGTCTCTTTATTTTCATATAAGTATAGTGGCATAATTAATTATAAAAAAGCCCCCGACATTTTCAATCGAGGGCTTTAATTTATTCTACTGGAATTTTAACAGTTTTAGAGTTTTCTGATTTCGGAAGTTTTATTTTAAGAATTCCATTTTTAAGGTTAGATGAAATTTTAGTAACATCAATACTATCGTTATCAATCCTTAAGCTAAGGACTTCACTGAGCTTACCTTTATCATCATTAACTGAAACCTTTAAAACGCTTTTGCGAACATTTGCAGTAATTTCTTTTGAATCAAATCCGACAATAACCTTTTTTACTAGGTAGTGATTTTCTTCATCTTCAATCTCTGATGGACCGACATAACCTTTTCCGTGTTTTTGGAAAGAGTTATCGCTAAGACCTTCATAAAAGGCACTTTCAATTTGATTTAATAAGTTTGAATACATAGACTTCCTCTTTTGCAAAGCCCATGCCAATATTAAGACATCCCTTCAATCCCTTTAAGTAAGCGGTCTACAGAGCGACTGTAAGAAAATTTATCTTTTAGAAGCTCTCCATTAGTGTTAAGTTGTCCCTTTTTTGAGACAGCTAAATCCATAGCTTGAGACACAATGTCACTATCCCAAGTGAATATATTTCCCTGATTAAATGGAGAACCTTTTTTAAAAAACTTATCATCGTAACACGATTGAATTCCGTTTGAATCAACTAAAATAGAATTATCATTGTCAGCCCAATCCTTATGGGCGGTTTCATTTAACACAATTGACCATTTACCTAAACAGGTAGCATTAAAAGCTGGTAGATTCCAACCTTCAGCCCCGCTTAATCCAGTAAGATCTATATCAATTGCATTAAGTAGGTCGTTTACCTCAGAGTTTGTTTTAAGATGAGGTAAGAAATTAATATTTGTATATCTTTTACCGCCTAGACAATTGCTTAAAATATTTTCCATTTCTTCTTTCTTGAAGAATGGATTCGTTACGCAAACGCTTAATTGATAATTATTATTGTTTCCATACTTTTTTAACCAGAGTTGAATAATTTTTTCGGTATGTTTTCTTTTCTCAAACTTCCCCATTAATCCAAAATGGACTATATCTGGATTTAGATATTGCTTATTTGTTTTACAAAAGTCTTCATCGAACCCCAAGGGAAGCACATCTGTATTTACGCCATGCTTCTTGAAGGCTTCTGCGGCGTAGTTGCTAGAAAACCAAACTTTGTTTTGAAATTTAGCTAGATTAATTTCTTGTTCCGTCGGTTGATCTAATTCATAAAAAGTATAAAGATTTTGAGTTGCACCAATTCTAGATTGAGAACCGTTCAAGTGCCAAAGTTGAAAAGTTGGCATATCGGGTTTGATTCTCTTGTTGGCGTTATTTGCTGAATCCTGTAACCATTCTACAAATTTTGAATCACTCTTGTCAAAGGATTCAAGCGATGAATTGCCTGATTTAGGAAACCACATCACATTAATATTCTTACGCCAAAGTTCGCGAAGTATATTATACGAAACGTTTCCGAAGGAAAGGGAGTTAATTGGAGCTTCTACTATAAGTGAATTCATTGTGCTATTATACAAACTGACTTAATTAATTCTAGACAAAAAAAACCCGAAGCGGAAAGACCACTTCGGATTAGATAATTTCAACCCATCTAGCT